CGGAGTCCGCCTTGCAAGAGCAAAAACTTTGTCATAGAACAGCGGATAAACTATGACGATTTTTATACTGTTTTTGATTTTAGTCCGCCAGCCGAGATTCGAACTCGAACTAACAGCTCCACAAGCTATTGTGCTACCATTACACTACTGAGGGGGTAAATTCGTACTCCCAATAGGATTCGAACCTATGACCCCTTGCTTGTAAGGCAAGCGCTCTGAACCAACTGAGCTATGGAAGTGAATTAGCGCAACCAGCGAGACTTGAACTCGCACGCCCATAGGACACCAGCGTGACAGGCTGGCCTGGCTACCAATTTCAGCATGGCTGCATAATAGCTCCATCGGGACTTGAACCCGAATTTCTAGCTTGAGAGGCTAACGAACTGAACCAGTTATTCGATAGAGCCGAAAAGTACGTGACATCCCTGACTAAGCCTTTTATTATGGTGAGTGGCCCAATGGTTCTTAGGTATCTCACACAGACCGTACGACTGACATTCCTTACAACATCACGGTTTACATCAGGAAAGGCATAACGGCCTTTTAATTTAAACACAAACTTACAGGCATCCTAATTTCAAGGACGGATTAAGGAGCACACTTGGTGGTTAACCCAAAGTTTATCTCCCCCATTCTTATTTCAAATGGTCTCACGTGGCATATTTTAGTAGAGCCAATACTACACCTCTGCGACCACCATTCTTTCATTCATAATTCGCAGAGACAGATTCCTCATCCCAGAGTTTTCCCCATCTGGGTTAGCCCGCTAGCATGAACATGAACGATGCAACACGGGTTCTACTCATTTGTGTTTTAGTCGGAATGGCAGGATTTGGACCTGCGGCCTCTTGCTCCCGAAGCAAGCGCTCTACCAGACTGAGCTATATTCCGAAGTTTGATGAATTCGAGGAGCTGCGGGGGTTACGGCATCCTTTCCGCTTGTCGCCGAGACCATCGGTTTGTCATCTATGTTGCGAACGGGCTCACCTACCAGCCCTTACATAGACCTAGATGGGTATCGTTACCTTTTAATAGCAGGCTTCATCACGCCTCCCGTCCATCGCTGTCCGAACGAAACGGGTCTGGCCCTCAATGACGGACATTTAGCCAGATGTCTTTAACTCCGACAGTAAGACTTGAACTTACGACCTGAGCTTTACGAAAGCCCTGCTCTACCAACTGAGCTACGTCGGAAAAATACAATTTTGACACGTACTATTGAGAAAAGCGCCTCGGCTACAAAGGTGAACGGAGTATTGTGCCTTGTATGAAGAAGCCGCATCAGTTGTCCGTTGCTATCAAGGACTTCTTCAATTCGCCATACTGCCGATTTAGGATGTCGGCATATCTCGGAACCCGACCCGAAGTCGGCTGCGAGCAATAGTTTTACCTTGTACTACCAAGCATGACTTTTAGTAGCGCCAACGGGACTCGAACCCGTATTGCCGCCTTGAAAGGGCGATGAACTAGGCCAGTTATTCGATAGCGCCAAAAAATGTAGTCCGCAACCCTGGACTCGAACCAGGAGCCTCCACCTTATCAGAGTGGCTATCTAACCAATTGCTATAGCTGCGGATAAACACATAGGTGGGTGGTTTAGAACCACCAAAATCCCACACGGTGGGCACCTACGTCATTTCACCTATGTGTAGTGCCGACGGAGGGAATCGAACCCCCGACGCGAAGCTCTTCAGGCTTCCGCTCGACCAACTGAGCTACATCGGCAAAATGATTGACCAAGGATTGTGAAGGAATTTAACCTTCCACTTGGTAGGCTTCGATATTTACCAAATGCCGTCATGACAACCCATGGCCAATCAAATTAGTAGCGGGGGCGGGACTCGAACTCCGCGACCTTTGGGTTATGGGCCCAACAAGCTACCAACTGCTCCACCCCGCAAATTTCTTCATAGTTGCCGATGAGCGGTTCGAACGCCCGAATACAGGAGTCAGAGTCCTGTGCCTTACCAGCTTGGCGAATCGGCAATACATAGCTCGCGCAAAAGGAATCGAACCTTTGTTTCCTGCTGCAGACAGGCCACTCTTCCAGTTAAGCTATACGCGAATAAAAATAGCTCCGATAGAGAGGCTCGAACTCCCGACCCGCTCATTACAAATGAGCCGCTCTACCAACTGAGCTACATCGGAAAAATGTGAAGAACGGTCGATATCCGCACAAATGGATAAAAACTTCACTGATGCATGGTCGAACTGACTTATACAAGCATTGGACGCCAGGACCTTCATCTTCTCCGCAGAGTAAATGCTAAACACCTGCGGAGCCCCGTTTTTAAATGCTCAGGCTAATAGGCTGCCCTTTTCGCTTGGGTATCCTGCGATGGAGCTACCACGCAATTATCACAAGTTATTAGGGGCCGCTTTTCACCTGCGGAGTTCTTTGGGAGCGACCCAAAGTTCCAATTTAACTGGCAAGACTGGACTCGAACCAGTGACTTGGCGATTAACAGTCGCCCGTTCTACCAACTGAACTACATGCCAACAAGACCCATGGGCACCACCCCTTTCACGTGTTGTCACGGGTGCGTCAGGATTGGACGCAGAGAGCTTTACTCAAAACTCACGAACCTACCGCCAACGACGGGTAATCACCGAATGGAGACCAGTGGACACCGCCAGCCTGTTACCATTATAGACAATTTGTTTTTTGGTTGTGGCGTCGGACGCCGACTGTTAACCGCCGTGTCCGCAAACTGTCGAAATCCACTTTTCCACAAGCGTATAACCAAAGTGTTATACACAGTAGTCATCATTATGGTGGAGAAATCTCCACCACTCTGAAATTTACACAAAGAACTTAGGATTGGTCGTGATTGCCAGTTAAATCAAAAATGTTAATATATTTGTATAAGTCTTGGTTTTCTAATGCAAATTCGCCAAGCATGTTCTTTTCATCAAGGAATAGAGCCATCCTCCTCAGCATATCAACCGCACCCTTCTCCTTATTCTGACGAGCAGAACCCTCAAGTTCCTTCTGCATATCACCAGATGGTTCAAAGGTTTCCGCCTCGCACAAAGCACTAAATCCCTCGTTGAGAGCAGGAAATGCATTCATGCAGTTGAACTGGGTACATACACTTTCCATGAAAGCTGTATATATTTTTTCATTGCTATTCATAAATGCTCCGAATAGATTAAACATATACAATAGTTTATACCCATCGGAGTATCCAATGACATTGCATTCCCTATAAATAGTCGGGGTAGCCAGATTCGAACTGACGACATCCTGCTCCCAAAGCAGGCGCTCTACCAGACTGAGCTACACCCCGCAAGTTTTTAAGGTGCTTCCGGCACCACCGTTGAACGGCATAGCGGTTATTGGCCGCTAGGAAACGCTGACGTTCCCTTGTTCGGAGACCTCCATATGAAGACCCCCGAAAAAGAGAACGCAAGAACGATGCCTTCCAACCTGTATCGAACAAGGCGTCTCCGACATTGCTGTCGGCGGTTCCCTCACCTATGGGAACACCGTTCTTAGCATTCAAGATTATTTAACACCCATCCAAGTCCATTGCCGAGACTATCAGGCGTGGGTCAGGTTATCAACCTAGCAACTATTATTGCAAAACCGAAATGTCAATCTTCTGACAGGGCTCACGGCCCCATCCGACGCAGGAACTTGTAGGGTGGAAACCCTGACAGTTCCTCTCTGGCGTCAATTATAGAAATATTCAAATGCTTTGTCAAGGGGTGAATTCGATTTTTTTAACTTTTTTATCGAATTTCTTCCGTCGCTCGGAAAGCTATCAGTTCGTAACTGTCTTTATCACAATCTCGAACGTACTTTTTGAACGACTCAAAGGATTTGAACATCTCGCCAAGACTTAGGAACATGTATTCTCCGACTTCGAAATCGGGTGCCCTTAGCTTGGCCTTGCCGCAGATATCAATGATTTCTTCCATCGATAGCTGTCGGTTACTGTTTCTGTCCACCACGTTCACTACGTTGTAATCGTAGACTGGTTGTCGATATGTACCCTTGTAGGGGTTATCGATTCGGATGAACTTCAACGTTGCCATGATGGTGATTTCGTAACCGCTCGGCAAGTGTTCTTCGATAAGATGTCCAAACTGTTTGGCGATATCGGAACACACGTTGTAGTCATCCCCTTCTGGCGGTGTGAAGTTAGCCAACTTTGCAGCTCGTCTAAACTTCTTCCACCAAAGATGCCCTGTCTGTTCCAATACCGTATTATACTTCAATTCAAGGCCGATGTCAGTACGCTGGAACCAGAAGTGCTTGTTTACGTTGTTCGTAAAGAACTCTGAAAGGGCAGCCTCATCCAGAACGGACAGGTTGATGACATTCATGTCTTCGTAAACGCTCATAATGTCTCCCTCTCAGGTTAATTGTTAAACAAGTCAATCTGGTCTCTGGAAGCGATTTTTGTCAACAGCGATTCCATCGACTTTGATAATTGTTTATATGTTGACATTCCCTCCGAAATTTTTTTGAGGCAATCTTTTGCCGTTTTTTCGGCATCTTTGATAAGAATTTCTCTATTATCGGTCTTTTTTGCCGTTTTCTTGCCATAATTTTCATGAGCAATAAGAGAATCCATTTCTGCGATACGGGACTGTGCACATTCAATTACGGTTTCGTACTGCTTGATGCGGTCTTCCCCATTATCATCCTCCCTCATGAGGAGGGTGTCTAGGATAAGAGCATCCTTCGGGCAGAGATTGTACTCTGCGATGATTGAATCGACACGTGAACCGTTCGGCAGCTCGGTTTGGCTCGGCCAATAGACACCCGTCTTAATCTGGCGGATGCGCTCTGACGAAATATGTACGATTTTCTCGTAGTCGAGCTTTCTTGCCTCAGCCTGTGTCATGCCACCCTCAGCCTTCGTGCGGAGCGTCCTCTTGACGAGGTCTGCATCGAACGGGTTCAACTGGAACTCAATCCATACATCCCACGGCTGGATTTTGTGTTTTGCATAGTCGGAATTGCCTACATTGTGATTTCTCACGCTGTCGGTAGCGTTATCTACTTCTTGCATTTGCGGTCTCCTTAGTGTAATACACTAAAATAAATTATTGTGCGGCAAATCTATCACGAAATCTTCTTTTTTTAGAGAGTTGAACTCGTAGGGGTTCTCATCAGGGTATCCCAACGGGTTGATATAGAGGTTTCCGACATTGTATGCGGTATGGGTATGGCCCGCACACCAGATGGAACCTGGTTTCAGCATGTCGATATATTCAGGCGAGAAATAGTAGTAGACCGAGTTGAACCTAGCATGCTCGTCTGGCAGGCGGAAATTTATCGGGGCGAAGTGGGTGACCATGACATCGGGCTTCATGGAGAGGACGGACCTGCACTGCTGGTTCATCCTCTCTCTGATACGAGTGATGTCGTTATCCATGTAGTTCCAATACTTGCCGTCGTACGTGTTGGCAACCCAGTTGCTGTCAACTTCCTGCTTTGTATGGGGAGTGTCGAGGTATCTCAGGTAGGTGTAGTCCCATATGCCAGTGCAGCCACCTATGGTTACACCGCAGATGGTTTCTGCGTTTCCGTCCAGCATGTGGAGGTTGTCTATGGAGTCGGCCAGCTTGTGGAAACTTTCAATCTTTTCTTCGGTCGTATTGAACTTGCCGTAGTCAACATGAGTTGTCATGTCGTGGTTTCCGAGACAGAAAATGACATGCTTGTACATGTCGCATAGCCGTTTGAGTATCTCTCGTGCAGCATTGAACTTGCTTGCAATATCGCCTGGGACAATCAGCATGTCTGCGGGAAGGAACTTGGACACAAAGGTGTCAATCGTCATCTCCTTCCTGTAGTAGTCGTAGTGAAAATCCGAGAAAATAAAGGCCTTCATGCCTAAAAGATAGAATATGAAGGACACAGTGTCAAGAACTTTCTTTTTCGAGCAGATGTTTCAGATGGGTGTCGATGAACATTATCTCCCAGTGGTAGGAGTTCACAGAACCGTCCATAATGGTCGCTACGAGTGTTCCAGTACGGTTGCGATACACGGAAAAATGCCGCTTCATCCTGTCCGACAGGATGGTGACGACGGAATCCTGATAGCATATCCCGTGCATCTTCTTGCCCATCAGTTCGACTTCTTGGACATTCTTTCCGAAGCGTTTCAGAACATCTACCGCCCGCTGTATCATCTCGGCAACATCGTAGTTGATTAGCAGCTTAGGTGCATTCTGGTCTATAATCTGTTTATTTTGCATTATCGCTTGCATATCGGCCCCCTTCAACACATAGAGTTTATAAACTGTAAACAGATAGAGGTTGTAAAATGAATTCTCTTTTTGAACGCATCGACAAGCTGGACACGAACCTTCGTATATCCAGCGAGTGGGCTAAACGGAAGTACGACGAGTTCAACTCTCGGTTCTTTGGCGGGAAGCTCCCGAAGGACATCAAGTTCGAGATGTCTGGAACGCAAAACGCTGTCGGCGACGCTTCGTGCATCGTCAGCAACAGGCCGTCCGCAGGAAGCATTTCAGTAGGAGACAACTTCGTAAGTCAACTGAAAATCCGTCTGTCTAGTTATTTTAACGACATCACCGAGACTGAGGCGGAGGAAGTCCTGCTTCACGAAATGATTCACATCTGGCAGTACGTAACCATCCCGAAGGCACAGTGGGGTTCCAACATGCACGGAACATCGTTCACGAACAAGATGAACGAAATCAACCGCATGTCTGGCGGCAAATACAACGTGACCACGACAAACGATTCGAGCATGAAGGCACGCCACGCAGACGACCTCATGAAGAACAAGAAGGAATACGACGAGCTGAGCGAGTCCAGACTAATGTTCATCAAGGACAAGGACAACGACAGCAAGGTTGACGTAATCCGTTTCAAGAACGAAGCCGATATGAACCAGTTTGCCGAGCAGTTCGTTCCCATGCACGAGCTTGAAGTGACGGGAACAGCAGCACCGCACGACATCGACGCTTATCGTTACAGGTTCGGTGCATTAAAGAACAATACGGAAGAGAACCGTAACGGCTACTACATTATGAACAAGAGAGACATCGACGAGGCAAAGCGTCTCGGAGCAATCTAGGAGGACAATATGTCATTGAAGAAACAAATGTTCGAAGCAGAAATCAGAAAGTTGAACTTGCCAGCGGCAATGGAATCAGTTATCGAAGAACTTCACGACGTAGCGTTCCAAGAGGATAACGACGACGAGCCTCAATACGTCGAGAAGGACTGGAAGTCCGTTGACAAAGACCTTGGCGACGGTAATTCGTCGGTCGAAACTACATGATATATCCTCTGATAACTTTCGCAATCGTCGTCATAACACTCTTATTGATAACGGGCAAGGTATGAAAAAGGCGGGTTCAACACCCGCTTTCTTCATATACGTTCAACATAGTTGAGTGAAACCCACCCGTCAGTGGTTCGGCCCCACCCACGCCTCTCGGCATAAATGCTTATCTGGGTGTCCTTCTCGTATTTCGTTACGACATCACCTACAATGGGTGCTTCACGGCAATTCAGGTTGGCCGTTGTCATACCAGAATACAACGGGTTTCTCGGAAGCTTTTCTTTGCCGATGATTTTCAGAAAGTCATACCAGTTAGAAAGGCTATCCTCGTCCCTCGTCCACGGTTGCGGGCATTGTTTTCCGCTAATGCAATGGTGCATGATTACGTGGTCGAGAGGAATATCGTATTCCTTCATGAGCTTCTTTGCAAGCAATGCGGTACGTTCGATAACCTTGTCCGAAATAATCCAGTCAGTATCAGTCACTTTAAGAGACTTGGTATTCTTCTTGTCAGAACACATCTCAATAGAAATGCAGTTGGCGTTACACGCCTTCTTGTACAAGGTTCCACCAAGCGATGTGGTAAATGTCTTGTATAACTTGTCACCAACTGCCCAGCAATACTGGTTCCTTATGTCTGGATTAAACTGTACAACCTCAGCTTGGTCTACTATAAAGTCAGCGCTTGCTTTTTTGGACTGCTTTCCAAAAGAAGTTGCAATCCACTTTGCCGTTCCAGCCTTGGAACTCGTACCAGCGGTATAATGAATTACCAAGTATTCGATAGCTCGGTTCTTTTTTGTTGTTACGTTGTACATACTATACCGTCGGGCCGCCAGCAGCACCGCCACCGCCGCCACCATCGTAAACACCAACAGCACAACCCTGTTTGTACGGAGAGTAGTTCATCCTGTTCGGTGCAGCGTATCCACATACCATCGGCAAGTTAGAAGCGTTGAAATTGGCGACTGGGTATCTTTGAGGAATACGCTTGTTCGCCGCATCCATCATCTCCTTTATTTTAGGATTCGGCTGAATCTTTTCACGCTGCCACACAATCTTGCCTGGGGGGAACAGCTTCTTCATTTCCTCTTTCGGGTCACGATTTGCGTTCGGGTTCGTGGAAAGGTTCATCGGGTTCTGGTAAGCACCCATGTCGTTAGAATGAGAACTGTTTGTTGCAATAGGTGCCTGTATTGCGTCATGTATGTTGTGGTTCTCAGACGGGGACAATGGCAGGTTTCGTTCAAAGCCTTCGAAACACGCCTTATGCAGACGCTTGATGGCTTCCAACTGAGCCTCGGAAAGGCCGAGCTTTCCTATAGATTCAAAAAACAGTTTCGTGTCCATACCAATAGTTTATAAACTATTTGCATGAAGGTAAACGGATTCATCATACCCGTAAGGGGAAACTGCCGAGCTAGGAACGAGGAGAGGAAAAACTTCTCGGTTCTTACCCACGTTTCCGAACATCTGTGGAACGACAGACTTGGAGCCTACGTCGAACGTTCAGAAAAGGCACAGATTAACAACCCAGTGATGTCTCGTGACAGGAACCTCGGGGTGAGGTTCCACTACCGCAGGCACAACGCATTCCTTGACCAAGAACGTTACGACAGGATGTCTTCCGACTTTGTCAAGCGTCAGGGTGTATTCATCAAGTATTACACCGTTACTATGGACGTGGACAGCAACTCATTGTTCCACGAGGACAACTTGCGTACCGTTGACAGAGAGTTCGACTTCCAGGTGCTAATCGGTTTCCAGCCGCAAAAGGAGCTGTACGACAGGTACGGCATCCAGTTCGACGGCAAGATGGAACTGCAATTCCTGATGACCTACTTCCTCGAATGCAACTACCAGTCTCTTAGAGAACATGGCATCAAGCCAGCATGTGCCCCGACAGAGCACAACCCAATCTGGTATCAGCGTGGCTATGAAGACTTCCGTTACTATGGTTATACCGCACAGCAGATTTTCCCCAAGGCTGGCGATATGCTCAAGTTCGAGTTCAACAACATCTTGTATCAGGTAACCAAGATTTCCGACGAGCAGCCTGAATTCGAGTACAAGCAAAGAAAGTACTGGTGGAAGGTTTTCGTGGATACGGCAGTGGATTCTGGACAGAAGGTATCGGACGACGTTTTGAAGAAGCCCGAACAGGAGAACTTCATCAACAACCTCCTCGGAAAGACTACATACGAGAAGGGAGAACTGGAATCAGGAGCGGATGCGGCAAAGCCGACAACCCAAGCGGAATACCCCTTCGCGGTCAACGCAACTGTGGACGAGCTCAAAAAGGATGTCCTGTTCAGGCCTCCCGAAGTTCCAGAGTGCGTGGACAACGTTACCGAGTCCCCGTCCTATCAACCTTGCGAGAAATTGCTCGGGGGATGGTAAAGAAAAAGCTCCGTTCAAACGGAGCTTTCTTCTTATTTGTGATATTCCCATTGGTATCTTACATTGGCATTTGGATGTTCGGCTTTAAACCGTTCCTTTTGATGGCACAGGCCAAGCTTTACCAATAGCCGTACGATTGGGTCAAAAATTCCATTGTCGATGACAATTTCCATCTTCGGTCGTTCAGGAACATTTTGCGGCATTAGATATTCTCCTATTAGTACACGACAACGACTTTCTCTTCTCGCCCATCGTCGTAATACTTGATGTCTTCGAACACATCTTCAAACGGCATCTTCCCCATATCAACTACGGGCAAGTCTTGCGGCATCTTTTGAAGCCGTTCAACCAAGTCTGCTACGGTCGTTATGGTCATTTGTCACTCTTGTCCGTTGGAGAAGTTGCATCAATACCTTGCGTTCCAGAACTGTAAACGTGTGGTTGGTCAGCGAGAGGTGACGGAAAGCCACAACCATACAACATTATTTCCGTATTTTGAGGAAACTTGATTGGCGTTTGCGGGATAGGATTGCCTGGAACACCTTTCATGAAATCGTCAAGCGCTTTCTGCATCCCGTTTTCGCCAAGGTATCCCCTTGCGTAGAGTTCTTCGAATTCATCTACTGTGCATTCAATCATTGTTCCGTTATTTAGATACAACTTCATTTGGCCCCTCCAGTTTAAACAACTCGTCAGCACACGTCTTGTAATAGGCATCACGCATGATTTTAACCATGCTGGTATCTTCAATTTGATGCGCCTGTTCAAGCTTCTTCAATTCATACAAGAAATTCTTTAGATTCTCCATTTTGTTAGGAATGTATCTTACCCATTCATGGCTCCTAAGAATAGGTCCACGAGTGTGACTTACTTTGAGGAAATCATTGAACTCCAGCTTTGTACCACATTCCTTGCAGTAATTTTCAGATGGGTATACAGCGTGACCGCATTTGGGACACACCGCACAAATCCACGGAGAACCTTTCCGAACATATACATTAACTTCCATTATTTCCTCTTTTCTTTTTTCTGTTTTACACCTACCGCATCAAACCGTATCCGCACTGTTGGATAGTTTCTTCGTATCAACAACCCGTTTAATTGCGAAGGAAAGAGAATCACACGTCACCTTTCCATCGAAATAGATTGTAACCAGCTGAACGAGGTTACCAAGGTCCGAGTAAGTCATGCCTTCATCTTGAATCTGCTGGAATAGCCGCTCACACGATTGGCTGAAATCCTGCCCCGAGAACTTATCTTCAAAGAACTTCTTGGCCTCTTCCGAGGTAACGCCGTCGAAGTTTACCACTTCGTCGATTCTGTCTGCACGACCGATAAGGCACTTATTTATTTTCGAAGCATTATTCGCTGTGCAGATAAACACATAGTTACAATCAAGCGTGTTCAGGTCGCTAAACAACCGAATCAATACATCGACGTTGTTGTTCTTGACCTCAAAGTCCACGGAATCGATATCATCAACTAAGATTATCACATTTCCCAATAGTGCACACAATCCAGATACAGAATACGGATTCATCGCACCCACATCATCCTTTCCCAATACGACAAAATTCGCCTTATCGGAAAATTCCTGCACGATACGGTTCATCAATGTCGTTTTGCCGCTACCTGGCTTTCCTACAAAGGCATAACCACGATGGCCACCGTGTTCCAGAATATACCTTACTCCGTCCATAACCAGTTTGCCGTCATTCGTTTCAGACGATAAGGAATCCGCATATTTTACATACGGTATTGCAGTGACGATAAAAGAAGTGTATGCACGAGCGCCATTGCCGTCATTAAGAACAAGAGCCTCAAATCCATGTACGAAACCTTCATTAGCCCTCTGTTCTGCAGGTTCAGCGTGTTCGTCGGCCATAAACCTATATTCCGCCAAACTTTGTTGAAGAAAAGCAGCGCCGATAAGTTGGCTAAGCGTCATGCCAGACTTGGCTCCGCATTGTTCTCCATAAAACCGTCTTTTATATGCACTGTTTTTTCCTTTGGCGGCTGAACCATAAGAAAAGTCAAGATGGAGCATAATATTGTCTTTGGCGTTTTGTTCCAATTGGTTAATAGAATATGCTGCCATCAATCGAAATGAATCGTCGTCGATATCAAGTTCGAACAAAGCGTAGAAGAATTTCTCATGAACATCGTCATTGTAGCGAACAAGTTCACCACGAGAGTCCATGGCAGCAAGCTCACCAATCCCATTGGTGCCATTGAACAATATATTGGTATCTACAACCTTTATTGTAACATTCTTTCCTAACTGACGTATGAATACATTGATTGGTTTCTTTGTCCAGTAGGATTTGCCGAGTAACCACATGTAAGTTTGTGGGAAGAACGGGATAGAAAACGGGTATTTTATATCGTACTTGTATTTTTTCAGGTTAGGATACAGTTCCTCAATAGTGTCAATAATTTGGGATGTCTGGGTCACCTTTATGACATTGATTTTGTCCACTATCATGTCACCGAACTTCTTAGCCATCAATACGTTGCGAACAGCATCGATTGAGCTAAGGGCAACGCTGTTCCGTATTTCCTTCTTCGTGTATCCAGAGCAGGCAAATTCAATTAAACTTACAGCAATAGTCGGGTCGAGAAAGATTTTTCCAACACGCTTTGCAACATACAGAATTTTATCCTTCGTCTTGGATGGGAATTCCTCCATCCAAAAGTCAACCTGTTCGATATTCTGTGTGATATCGTTAAGTTTCTTCAAGGAATCAGATAACGGCGGATGGCTTTCATCCACAGGCTCCTCTGACCGTTTCATCAGTTGCTTTCGCATTAATCTTGTTCCTTCTTAAACTTACGAACGATATTCATGATGGTGATACCGAGTACGAACCCGAGACCGGCCATCTTCAAGCCAATAATAGCGATATGCGCCTTGTTTTTAGCTAGGCGCATCCATTCTTTCATGCTCATACGGCCTCCTTGGCCTGAGCCTTGCTCTTCACATAGAAGAACATCCAGTCACGAGCATGGTTCTGGTCGGTAATGGGAAGTTCCTTGCTGCACACAGCGTTGGCGGCAGTCATCTTTTCAACAATCATGGGCTTCAGAGTGGACATTGCTGTATCCTTGTGGGAAATCTCACGCCCACGGAACTGAACGATAATCTTGACAGGATGACCTTCTTCGATGAACTCGGCAGCCTTGTTCATCTTCGTGTTGAAATCGTTTTCGCCAATGTTCGGACCAAAGGTGATGGTCTTTTCTTCGGAACGGCGAGCGTTTTCACGGTTCTTCTTGTCCTGTTCCTTCTGAGCCTTCTTTTTAAGGTACTCTTCCTTCTTTCGGTCGCCAATCTTGAAGATTGCGGCCTTTTCGTTCACGACAACGACATCCAGACCCTGGTCTTGCGCCAGCTTTTCAGCCTGTCCATAGGTCATCTGCTCGATAGAGCCATCATCCTTCTTCAATCGGATGGAGGCATTACGGTCGAACGTTTTCGTTTCGTTGAAATCACGGGCATCCCTATGCTTGAAGTAGTTGCCGTTATTGTAGGATTTGTACATCTAAGTTCCTTTTTTAATGTTTAGTCGGAGACAGTTTGTCCCCAGACTATCAGAATATAGCTTAATAAATCCCCCTTGTCAAGGGGGACTATGAAAAAAAAGATATATGTAAATTTTAGTTTACAAAACTAAGGTCAATCCTCGTAGGAAGGATTGAAATAGCCGTCTGTCGCTACGGCGACATACTTAGTCGAGCTACCTTCTGGGTCTGGCTCATTGTCTACAACAGACCCATAGGAGATTGAGTCTAACAAGATTACGGACGGGTAGCCATCCATGTCGGCAAGGTCCTTAATCCAATAGTCTGTTTTATCAGGCTTGTCATCATCGTCCGCAAGGATAAGCTCGCCATCGACAGGGTAGACACACTGCGGCTTCATCGCATTGTACAAATCGACAAACTCCTGAACGGAGATTGGCGTATTGTAGAACCTGAAATCGTAAGATTTCGGTATCCTTATTTTAGTCGAGTTCGACTTGATTGACCAACTCTCGCCGATTGTTCTCCATGTGAGGGCATTACCAAAAGTAACTCGGATTGGATAAGGTATTTGCTTTGCCTCCTCAACCAATTCTCCGTTATCGACACGGCGAGTTATCACCTCGTACGTCGGTACAGGATGGTTCAAGGTAGCATCATATGTTATATATCCGCCTTCCTCTTTCGTTACTGTCAGTTTAAATGCTATCGGTCGGATATTTCCACGAGTTGTATACGCATAATACGTAGTATTCTCATTGATTTTATATTGAAGGGCGACCTCGGTTGGAATAGTCAGTACATAATCTTCGTAATCCTTGCTCTCTGGGTATTTCATCGTCAACTGATAGTCAGCATTGCCACTGAACTCCCAAGACGGGTCACTAATCTCAATACCGTAACCAACCATCTGATGCCTGTAAATTTCCACATAGTAGTCAGACGGATTAAATCCAGGTGGAAGCGAAATGTCCGCTGTCGCAACTCCTTCATACACACGGGAAACTCGTGCCCGCATCTTTGTTTCCATTGCTTTTCCGTTCGATACGTTGAGAACATCACCTACTTGAACATTGTCAACAAAACCATCTGTTGGAACATCGAATGTTATAGTTCCAGCAGACAAGCTTGCACCAGTTATAGGAACGGGCCTGAAATAAGCGTTCTCACCATCATCGTAGGAGACAGGCATCTGTTCAAACCAGTCGGTCACATCAACCATTTCAACGGTAGCCGCACCAACCTGTTGCAAACGGTAAGCCACATACTCCTTAGGGTTCTTCGCTGTGCGGCCAACTAGGGCGTACATAGTCCAGTAGTCAACACGGTCATCATCCATGCTCGCCTGCCAGAACACCATACTGAAACCAGTACCGTTGTTGCTGTTGTACTTATCATCTTCTCCCTTTGAGAATGCCGCATACTCGTGGTCGCATAGAGCACCTTCATTGCAGTTTGGATAGATAGCGTCTTGGATGCAATCTCCATGAACAATATCTTCGACATCAAATCTGTACTGCTTGTCAAACGACTCGGTCTCACGAACGCACTCATCTACCAGCGGGTCTCCGCTGCTACCTGGCATCAGCCCCTTATCGACTTCAGTCTTTATCTGATAATCGGTTATGCGTATTCGTTTGCCAGGGACAAGCGTACCATCCTTTGCGCCGCACTTTCCTACAACCTTCACTGTACGGCTAGCAGTATTCAGAACGCAAGAGCCATTGAGGTAGTAATACCAGATGTGATAAATTCCGCACTTACAGAAATCGATATCATTGTAGGTGACAATATCGTTAGACATGTCTATGGTATTGCCGCTATAAGGACCAGCAGGGCCCAGATACTTCCACTCTCCACACATGATGCGGTAAAGTCCGTTCTGTCCGTCTTCCTGATTTTGCAAGTTGACGACCATTCCGCTTTTCAGATTTACGTTGCCCAGCCAATAGTTTCCATACCTTCTGCCAACATTGGTATCGATGGTTGCAGAAACATTCTCTGTAACACGGGCACCAAGGTCAATGAACGTATCTTCGGTGACAGGCCCGTAATACTCCCAATCGTACTTCTTCACAATCCACAAACCATTCTCGTCGATGGTTGTATCATCGTCGATAACTTTTGTAAACTGCGAGGTTAGCCACACCAAGTCGTTTTCCTGCAACTGTATTCCATTCAGAGTAAGCTCGCCATGCTTGTATTGGAGGTACTCGTTGTACTTAACCTTGACGGACAAGTATCTCATCGCACAGCATGACTTAGGGTCACGCAGGTTGATATACATGTCCTTTCCGTAGTTCCTAGCTGGCGTGTTCGCATTACCTGGGTCGTCGTCGGTGTTCAACTCGATTGGCGACGTGTAGATACAATTTGCTCCTGTCGTGTACTTGCCGTCAACCTTAGACCCATCGTACACATAGCGTATAACAGGAAAATCGACACGATATGCGGGTTTGTCTTCGCCACATCCCAATCCACTCAGAACGATTTTGCTCTTGCCACAAACCTCACGCCCACGTTCGTCCGTTAGGAACATACCCTGCATCAGGTTTATCCTGATTTGACTGTTTTCCAAATCAAGTTCGTAAACAGGGACATTTGCCGATGTGACACCATCGTATAGCTGCAACTCGGTGCAAGACGTACTCGAACCTTCGACAATGAAATCGTTGTGACACTGGTCAATCGGGAACTTCAAAAGGCCAATGTCTTCTATACTCTGGGTGAGAACAACGCTTCCATCCATGAGAAGCGTAGTAAACTGCTCACCACTCGGAGACTTCAAACCAATCACAGACGCAAGGGTTAACCTCACTGTCGTGTCGAAGGACACTTTCCAAACTTTATATTCAACCCCGTCAACGGTCACGTTTCCAACAACGGTTCCACCAAACGTTCCGACAGCAACGCCGTCAACATAGAACTTTGCCTTGCCCTTGATATTTCCCTTGCTCATGATATACAGATGAGACAAGCTATCAAACGTTCCTTTTACCATCGAAGGACCAACTTCAATGTAATCGTAGTATGTTCCGTTCGGGATAACCTGAGTTGTAAACTTCCTGTCATCAGTAGCGTCAGTATCGACAGGCATTTCTAGCGTAAGCGTATTGTCGTTCTGGACATACCTGACTTTAATCGGGCCAGTTATTTTCGTCCCATCTTTGTACACAGCCGACTGGTCTATGACATAGTAGATGTCATTTCCGTATTCATCAACTCCAACCTTATGTTTAAGAGTAAGTACGTCACCTGGGCTGAACATATCCTTGATTTTGTAACGAGAAGGTATCCTGATGCTCTGATAGAACATCTGGCAGAACCTAGTCTCGAACGAAGCGTGTTCAGCGATGGACTTGTCATCCTCGTTTTCAAAAAGTACATGGAAGTAGTCTAGGAACCCCGCTAGGTTTACAGATGAGGGGTCAAAATCCTTGTGACATGGCGGCCTTCCTTTATCGTCAAGTACGGGCAGCATATTGAAATCAAGAACAAGCTGCTTTCCGAACGTATTCGCCTCTGTCGCAGCATTCTGAACATGGCCGGGGATTACAGTGTATATCGGGAACGTACATTTGTCGGTGCCGTTCACAAGGAGAGTCAATGCGTTTACAGGACGGCAATCGCATTCTGGCAAGTCGTTAGGACAATCACACACGTTGACATTGATAAGGGCACACCTGTACAATGATATGTTGTACATGCCGTACTCATCAACATCCAATCTGAACAACCCGTTCTTATCAACCAGTTCTATGCTAGTAATTCCAGCATTATCTGGATAGTGTATGCGAGAAACAAACTGGCCTGTGTAGTTTCGACCAAAGATAATAAACGGGGTTTCTATTGTAATTCCTTCACACAACGCCATCGAGATAAACCACTGATTCAATCATCAATAGTTTATACCCTGTCAAGCTCTGAAAACGATAGGTCAGGGAGCGAAGTAGCCGACTGCTCAGGTTTCTTCCCTACATCGTCGTACGCCTGAGAACAAGGATACATAAGGATGTTCTTGTATATCTCCCACAGCAGGTCTGGAACCTCTGTCGCATGAGAGCCAGGAACACCAAGCCAACAACGGTCGTCCTCAACAAGACCAAACCTAATCCACTTTTTGCATTTCAGGCGGGAAAACAGGAATTCCATCCTAGGCTTGTACATGGACTTGTCCCCCTTGAAGGAATGCCTTGCTTTGTTGTATTCGCTCTTAAATGTCAGGCATAGCTGGACATTTCTCCTATCCAGCACGTTCACTATGATGCCTATCTTCAAGTCACGCACCTTCTTCTCTGACTTCACGGTTACAACTTCCATTAGAGCCATAGGCTGCCACTCGTCTACGGAAGCATAGCGTCGAAAACAGGAGGCGGTGGTCGTCTTGTTCCACTTCTCCAGATGGTAGCCGCTGATGTCGTTCAGCAGGTCAGGAAAGTTGTATTCTTCGGAAGTTCGCATAAAATCAAATATAATTCAATCTTGTTGTTTTGGCAAGGTTTTCCCGAATATATAAACTAAATGTGAAGTCATAAAAGGATTCTTTATGGGTACGCTAAAATCTTCTGAATACGCATATCGCAGTGCTGGTGACAACTTCGACACCCACCCAGACTATCGCCACGACATGTTCACGATGTGTCAGGAATATGCCAAGAACGTGAGCGACATTTCTAGCGGCAAGGCAAAGAAGTTCCTTGACCGTGCATACAACCAGAACTACTGGCACACCGCAGACAGACTCGCTGCCGAACAGGACAAGTTCCTTGAAGACGACATGGTTAACAACACCCCAGGTCGTGGTTTCCGCAATTACCGCCGTATGGAGTACGACATCCCGAAGGATGCCAGCAACATCGGCAAGTCCGCCCAGAAGGACCGTGAGGCCGCAGAAGAGCGTGGTGTATGGAACAAGGAAGAGCTGCTCAGGAACCTCAGGCAGAACCGTTTCGCAATTTGCACTACGGCATCTGCAACCTCGGACAAGCCGATTACCCAGAAGGACTACAAGGACCAGATTAAGCTTTAGTTGTGGTGAATTGCCTCCTTATAGCCACAACAAAGGAGCCTCCCCGTTTGGGGAGGCTTTCTTTTAATTATGTAATTTCTTACTTTGTTTTCTTGGTCGAACCAGTCTTCTTGGTTGTCTTCTTTGGCTGCTTTTCGAAACCGTCCAGTTTGAGAACCTTCTTGTTGACGAATTCCTTGGTGAGGACAGGCTTCTCTTTCTTGGCCTTTGCCTTACCCTTCTTCTTTGCAAGTTCTTCTGCCGCATGCGTTTCGAATGCCTGGATGTCAGGAGACTCGATTTTATTCCTCGGGCTGTACCTGACCTTCCATAGACGTTCATGACAGCAAATCTTCATGCCTTCAAGAAGAGCGATGATGATGTTGTACATGGACGGAACATCGCAGTCAAGGTCCTTTGCAGCGTTGGCATCGCCATCCTTAAAGAGCTTCACCGCATCAACCTCACTCATCGTGTTACGGGACGTTGTAAGCAGGTCGCCGGCCACCTTGGAGAAGCCTTCCGCCACAGCACCCTCAACAGCCTGGAGGAAGTCATACACCTTACCATAGTCTTCCTGTTCCAGCGTATCACCCAGGGTGGTCAGTGCTCTGCCGAGAATATCGAAGCTGCTGATAGAGTATTCGTTTTCAGGGCCTTTTTTGCCTCGACCGAAAACTTGGTCGAGAAATTCCTTCTTTTCGTCGATGTCAACCTTGAGGTCAACGGAATGCAGGGTCAATGTATGTTTCATGGGTTATACCTATGTGTTAAACTGTTGTTAAAATACATTTTTCAAAAGGTATTTTTATATCGAAACGGTTTATTTCCACCCTGATAAACTATAAACGAAAGCATGTGAGCCAATATGTTCGATTTCAGCAAATATTTCAAAAGAATGTCAGGCAAGACTGACGCCAAAATAGAGTTAAAAGACGTGCCCATAAAGGCAGATTCGTCCGCAGCCACAGACGACGGCGACACCTCGCTGAACGAAATTGTCACACGCAACATTGACTACATCGTTACGGGCATAACCCTTGGTGATACCAGCC